GCTTTGAGTGCTGCTTTCTGCTCCGGCGTGACCATTGCAGGCACAAGAGCGCCGCGACGGTAGTCCATGAACACCTGAATAATGGCTTTGCGGACTTCGGCCGCTTTTTCCGTGCGGCTAAACATGCAAAGAAGTACGGACTGCCCTTCGTTTAAATAATATGACTTAGATGGTCTCCCGCCCTTATTTTCTGCGGTTTGCGGCGTTTCACCGCTTATATCGCCATAGCTTTCAAGCTCAACCCTGTTTGCATCAATTAGCTGGCGAATATCGCGTGTCCGGCGAAAGCCAAGCGCGGTTGCTAACCGCAAGTCGTGAATACGTGGCTCGTGGTTGATCGTGGTGTTCAGGTCTTGAATGGAAATAAGGGACATAAAGACATCTCCGACGTTGATGGTTTTTGGAACCACCATAGGAGACGCTTCAAAATCCCCGCTGGTGGCGGGAGTTGAAACCTTGCGTCGGGCAAGTGTGCTAATTTCCCTTTCGGGTATTGTATTCGCACCTTCCCGCCAGAATGCGGACAAAATAATAGCGCCCTGTATTCTGGCGCTTTTTGCGCCGACGTGGGAGGTTTCAAACTCCACAAGCGAACAACCGCTTGCAGAAACAACCCTGCCACACTCGGAAACATTTGTCAAGCGCATCACTTCCCATCCTCCTTTATAATCCGCTCGCCGCTTTGGAGACGGGCGAGGGTTAACGCCGCGATTTTTGCCTCAGTACTGAGAAATGTCCTGTCGCGATAAGAGTCATACTCCTGCACTTCAGATATTTCCTGCAAGCAATCCACCGCCAGCTTCTCCCGCGCTTGCAGTTCGCGGATGACGCGCATCATCGTGGGGATTGATGTAATCATCTGGGCAGTTGCGAGGCGTTCAGACAATTCTTTTTCATAGCGCTCGTCCTGCCCATCAAATCTTGATACGGGTGTCATAAAGCACACAAATCCGCCACGATTTCTAACTCCCTTTTGACCGTGTAATGGCTCAACATATTGCCAATCGCCATCATCTCTTTTGGCGTTCAGCCTATCCAACTCCGCTATTTCCTGCTCAAGCGTCTGCATCGTTGCCTCCTTCTCCCGTCATGCACGGACGGGGTGTTATTTCTCAATTGGTAATCCCAGCTTCTCAACGTCAATCTTGATATTTATGTGCATGCCATCCGTCTGGTAGCTGTAGTGCTGCGCTAAACCTAAGCAAACTTTATCAGCAAGAGCGGCAACCCGTTTTTTCACAGTATTTGCAGCCTTTTCCGATTCTTCATCTACTATGGATTTGGCCGCCTCTTTCAAGCTGTTAATGATAGCTTTGCTAAAATCAGATTCATTCATTGCGTGGATTGCCATCATCACCTCCTTTGTGTTGCGCGGCTTTTTGGCCGGTGTGGTTAGAACGCTAAATCATCATTATTCGACACGGGGGAGCTTGCCTTATCCTTTGGCTTATCTTCAAACAAAGAGAGATTCAGCCATTCTCCGTCATTTTTTGAGCGAATCAGGTTTTTCAAATCTTCATTTACCTTCAGTCCAATAGACCAATTGCCGTATTGGTTTTTCTTGAGGTTGCCAAAAGACCACCATTTCCCGTCTTTCTTCGCGCTCACTTTGTATTGCTTGCCGCCTTCCATTAAATCATCTCCTCGTTTGGCAATGGAATAATCACACCAAATTGAGCAGCCCATGCCCGTATCTGCTCAAGGTAAACCTCAAAATCCATCGTATTCAGGTCTGCCGTGCTGCCCAGAACCGTTACGCGCTTGCCGTTTGGCGCAAGCACGATCCGCGTCATGCGCCCAACATACGCTTTCAGGTATTCATGCACGCCCTCTGCGTCCATGGGCTGTCCGGCATCTCTAAACATGTCCAGTACGGCGGGGATAACAGCGCCCCAGTAAAAAGCGTTCTGAGGGTTGCTACGCCTCCGCCGCACCACCTGAAGCGTCAAGCTGACCCTCTTTCCCTCAGCCTGACGCAAGCAACGCGCAAAAGCATCGGACACACACTCCGGCAGTCGTCCATTCTGCACGGTTCCGGTAAATTGCGCGCTGCGTTTCATTTCTTGACCACGCTCCATTGGATTTTTGATTCTCCCGCCTCAAATCGCGCCCAGTTCGCTTGACCGCCAGATTTAAGGAAGTCGCCTATCTCTTTCAGCTTTGGCTTGCGTACCACGCTGCAAAACGCATCAGGAACAGCAGCATCATCCACTTTAACGGACAAGCGCGGCGCACTGTAGGAAATGCGATAATCAATTGAGCCGCTTTTGATAACGTCCTCAATCAAACCATGCTCTTTCATGTACGCATCCACGGCGTTTCTGGCATCCACGGCGGCCACCTCAAGAGCGGCAAGAGTGCGCTGCACTTCATGCGCCCGCTCTTTCTCTTTGCCAGCCGCTTCTTTCAAAGCGTTCTCAGCGCTCACCCATGTGCCTAATAGTTGCTTGATTTCCATAATTTCCTCAGAACGGAATTTCATCGTTTAGGTATGTTTCCGGCTTGGCCTCAATATCTGCTTTGCGCTTCTTGAAGTATTCATTTACCTCGTTACGCGCTTTCAAGTCTTGTGGGTTCGCCTGCATTTGCTCCAGCTTCGCTTTGTAGAGCTGCGCCGTATCTATCAACTGCTTTACGGTTGGCTGGTCATCAAACGCTTTCATGACGTTCTGCTTCCATGTATCGCGCATTTCTGAGGTGGCAAAAATGGACTGTGGCTCTTGCGGCTTAGCAATGGTAATGTCGTTCTGCGCGTCGGCATCCTGAATATCGTCTATGCAGAAAAGCCCATTAAGCGCGTATTTGCGTGCATAGCTAGACGCCGCGCCTGTAATCTGGCTTTCATCCATACCGGGCTTTGTTTCAGGCTCTCTAGCCCACCCATAGGCGCAAGTGCATTCGCTCTTAAATCGAAGGCAGGCTTGTGCCTTGATGTAAAAACGGTTTCCCGTGTAGATGATTTCGTCCGTTAGCAATATGGTTGCGCCCTCTGGGAGTAATTTTTTCACCGCATCCAAGATGTCCTCGCAAGAGCGATAGCTGTAATGCTTGGCTTTCCTAGATTTTGGCACATTTAAAACCTGCTGTATTTTATGCAGCAAATCATTAATTTCTGTTTTTTCTGTCATTGGTTCAACCCTTCCAATTCCTGTTTGATTTCCTCAATATCGCCATGAACTGACTTCGCCAACTCAGGCTGTTCTTTAATCATTTTGCATAACCACGAAAAATCACGCGCTATGCCAGAGGCAGTCATTTCTGCCACGGTTTGATTGTCCACCTCACGCCTCCTTCGCAGCGAGCGCTGCTTTTGCTTGTTGCCACGCATCGCAGAAAGCCTCGAAGTGAGCTACACTCGGAAACCCCTTCATTCCAAAATTTTTCGTGCGGTTTATCATGTTTTCCAAAGCCTCCCGCAACTTCGCATTTTCTGCCAACAAGTCAGCATTAACCTTGGAATTGTCGCTTTTTATAGTTTCGCTCATACCCGCCCCCATGCTGCCAATGCTGCGAAAATCACCACCACGACAACGATCATCACCATCGCCACCAGCTTATTGCCGCCTCGGTTCTGATTTGGGTCTTCAAATCTGTGTTGCTCCCACATTATCGAACTCCCACAATGGTTGCGTCCACAGCGGGCGCGATGGATAGCAGCGCCACAAACGCCGCCAACAGAAGGCTCAAGGCACCAACCTCAGCAAAGAACGTCGCAGGCCGTGCGCGGTAATAATCGAGTGCGTGCTTAATCATGACCCATCTCCTTTCTCAGCTTATCAACATCTTTCTGCGTGAAAGCGGCCATGTGTCCCGCCGCCGCCCATACGAAGAAGCACAAAGCGACAGCAAACCCTGCAACGCCTGCCCAGATCGAAAACGAATCGTAATCAAACATTCCAGCCTCCTAGTAAGTCATTAAAACAATGCGATAAAGACACTCAGCAGCCAATGTTGCCGAGGCAATCATCAGGCCGATTTTCCAGCTAAGCTGGACACGTTTTGCGTATTGCTCCGGCGTCATGGGCGCGTATCCCACATGTATTGACCGCGCACCTGATTGCGATAGTCTCGGGACTCATCCTCTTCGTGCTCATCGATTGCGCGTTTGGCATGCTTCAGGTCGTCCGCAAAATAGCTTTCGAGCGCTCCCTCGACCTAAATAAACAGCGATGTCGTGTCGTAGTGGCGGCCATGAATCGTTTCGTCGACCTCGCTCAGATTGCCCGCGTCAATTTCCTTGCGAACCGCCTGCTCGAAAGCCGCCTGAATGCGCTTGAATGCGTCGACCGTAGCGTATGCGTCATCTATGAACATTTCCGTCACTCCTTCGCTTCTTGTGCATATTCACGCGCCACAAGGCAGGCCGCCTTAATCATGGCGACATATCCCGATTTCTTGCCGTACTTATCGCCAACAGCTTTCAAGGCCCCTTTTTCACTTCCTTTGAAGCAACCAAGGCGCACGACAATTTCCTCGTTTTCAATAATGACGAATCCTGTTCGTTTATATTTTCCGACACATCCAAAAGAGATCGGCGGATTTTTTAATCCTTTTGCGCCTGCCAGATTTGCGCCTGCCAGATTTGCGCCTGCCAGATTTGCGCCTGCCAGATATGCGCCTGCCAGATATGCGCGTGCCAGATATGCGCCTGCCAGATTTGCGCCTGCCAGATTTGCGCCTGCCAGATTTGCGCCTGCCAGATATGCGCCTGCCAGATTTGCTTCTGCCAGATATGCGCCTGCCAGACATGCTTCTGCCAGATATGCGCCTGCCAGATTTGCGCCTGCCAGATTTGCGCGTGCCAGATTTGCGCGTGCCAGATATGCTTCTGCCAGATATGCGCCTGCCAGATTTGCGCGTGCCAGATTTGCGCGTGCCAGATATGCTTCTGCCAGATATGCGCCTGCCAGATTTGCGCCTGCCAGATATGCGCCTGCCAGATATGCGCCTGCCAGATTTGCGCGTGCCAGATATGCTTCTGCCAGATTTGCTTCTGCCAGATATGCGCGTGCCAGACATGCTTCTGCCAGATATGCGCCTGCCAGATTTGCGCCTGCCAGATTTGCGCGTGCTTTAATTGCCCATTTCACGGCAAGGCCTAGCTTAATGCTGAACGACTCATCCTCGGCACATTCGATCTCAGCCGTGAACTGCACCGCGCCTGTGAATCTGTTGAATACATCGAATTTCATAACCACCTCCGTTGTTGTCTATGAGGTGATTATGTACAGCCCGTACGCTTATGTCAAGATAAAAAACGTACTAGATGTACTTTTTTTCTTCCATCTCGCAAAAGGCCGTGTATGATGAGGGTATCTCTTGTAGTTGGGGGATATACGTTACGGGCAGGGGCGCCACTTCCGGTTAGCGCCCCTGCTAAACATGGGAGGATTTTATGAACCTTGAAGAATTGAGATTAGAGTGCTTGAAGCTGGCAGTAGCGCAGCACTATCAGGGAGCAGACGCAGTAGATGTGGCGCGTAAATATTCAGATTTTGTGTTTGGAACGAACGACGGCGAGGTTATCGCCGCCGCTCGTGAGTTGGCAGGAAAAGTATACATTAAAGGCGCTTCTGGTGAGCCCCTCTATGTAAAACATCCTAATTAAGAATACTTATCGCTATGATGTTTTGTAATGAGATTATGGACGCGGGAATAAACGGATGCAGCAAGACCCACGAGGTCTGTATCTGTAGCGCTTTGTCGTATGTCTTTACTCATAATGGAAGCGGTTATTGTAGCCGCAGCTTGAATAAGAGCCGCATTTACTTCGGGTTTCTCTGACATATTATGCCTTTCTGTGTCAGGGTTAAGGACGGGAGTTCGCGCTCCCGTCCACAACTATAAAGGCTTGCTTATGATAAACAACAAAAAAACCCCGCTCAGTGGCGGGGTTTGTTTATCCAGCGCTTTATAGTTCGGAAATCCAATAGAAACACGGCTCGCCAAAGCTCGAAGCCTTCCCGCCACCCTTCAGCGAAGCCATTGCAGAACCAGATAAATTCTCTCTTCATGGCGTACTTCCATAATGCCGCCCCTACTTGAATGCCGCAATTATATTGGATAGCTGCGGAATTGCTAATCCTGCGGCAAAAATAGTAATGAGGCTAATAATCAGGGTGGTGTTGGTAGGAAGGTGCTTTTGCCTCTCGTCAATCCTTACGATCAAAGGTTCAAGCCTAGAAAGTGTGTTTTTCACTTCTCTCATGTCCTCTTCTAGTCTTTGAACGCGAAGCTCCATAATGTCGCCCCCATCTCCACCGTTTCCACCAAAGCCGCCTTTATAAACGTGGGCATGATCGTTTGCCGGAGTCCTTACACGAAAAAAATTGGCTTGCTTCATGCTACCCCTATTATTCTTTATTTTCCGTTAAAATGCTAGACGATATTGATTCGTTGGCTTTTTGTAGGCCTTCGATAAAACCAGCAAGGCCAGCCACAGGGAACACCAAACGTGTGACTATATGGCGCTCTGTCTTGCCTGAAATGGGATTATAGCGGTCTTCGTGTAGGTTCAGCCGCGCCATGCCATTTATAACGGCCATGCCATGGAAGCCATCAATAAACAGGGAAGGGGCATTTATTGGCGCTATTTCCGCTTCTTCTTCGATTGTTTGCATTTTTTCATTTTCCATTAAAATCACGCTGGCGGGAAGGGGTTAGTTGCCATACCCTGTGCCATATTGACTATTGTCTTGGTTATCCTGCGTTCCGTCATTATCGTCATCGCGATCTTGGAAATTAGGAATGCCATCGCTATCGCTATCGCGGCTATAAGGCGAACTCATGCCATTTCCATTGCCGGAGCCGTAATTGTTCCACTTCTGGTCATCCGGCGCAGAGCGGACATAGGGCTGCACATACGTTCCATCGCGACGCATATATCCATCTACTTGCACCTGAGCATGTGCGCCCGCTGGCAAAACGACACTTAACACGGCTATTGCTACAATTTTCTTCATATTCAATTCCTGTCTAAAAAAATGTTAAACCCTATTCTCAATCGTCTCTTGCGGGAAAAATTCCCATTGTTAGATTTCTCAGGTTGCATACACTGACGCGACAAAGCGTTCAGGGTTTGCTCCTTCCAGTACTTGGTATATATCACATTGCTAATTTCCCCCTCCGTCCGCTCGTCCATTGCTCATACCCTTTTTTGCTGAGTTGATTATCAGTTCGGCCATTTGCTTTGTTGGCTCTTGTGATGTTTTTACGCAAAAATCAAAAAGTAATTCAGTCAATTCATAGATTGCTTGTTTTGTGGCTTTTATAGCCCCCTTGCCAAGCGCTTCTAATATAGCATCATGGCTTAAAACCAATACTCGCCTTGCATCTTTTGGCGTTGATGATGCCCCATCTTCTTCGCCACAAAGTCGTTGCCATGTGGTTTTTAATCCATTGGCTATCTTTTTAAGGGTTGGCATATCTGGCGTTCTATCGCCATTCCAGTAATTACAGAAATTTCTGTAATCCGTTGGAGATTCAAAGCCGCAAAGCCTAGACGCATCAATTACTTTTGTGATGCCGAGCTTTTTGGCGCTTTCTCTTATATTTTGAGAAATTATATCTTTTTCTTGTCTCATGTACATTCGGTACCAAAATTCTTTTTGTTGTTATAGGTATTTTTTGTACTTGACTAATTGCGTACATCGCGTACATAATTAAGTCATGACATTTCCAATCGTAGAAAAATTCGGCGGTCGAGCCGCTGCACATACTGAGTTAAAGCAAGCCGGTCACACCGATTGCACTTCCGACGCATTGCGCCTTTGGGAGCACAGACAAAACATGCCTAGCTGGGCAATTATTGCATTCATGGACTTGGCATCGCGTAAAAAAATTAAGTACACGCCGGACGATTTCAAATACACGGCCAACACCACCCACTAACCCCGCGCTTTCTGGGGTGTCTTAATAGATTAAATACAACCGCAAGTCAATATGCGGATTTTTTGTAAATATACTTCCTAGATATGGTGCAAAACTGCGGTTTTTACGCAAAGTGTAGTAAGGAATGAGGCGGGCATGACAATCGAGCAGCAAATCGGAGCGCAGAACAGGAAGGCGGCACTCGTCACGCCAGCCGAACTGAAAGCCCTGCTCAAAGCGCCGAGAAAACCACGCAAGAAACGCAACGCGCAGCCAGAGCGTGAATTGTGCAAGTCGTTCATCCGCACCATGCGCTTTTATCCGCATGTTTACGTCACGCATATCCCAAATGAGCTACCGAGGCCAGACAAAGCCGAAAAAGAGTTTTATGAGCGTGCTGGCCGCCACCTGAAAGAAATGGGTCGGATTGCCGGAACGCCGGATTATCTCATCGAATGGAAGGGCGGCTATGGCTTTCTGGAAGCGAAAGCGCAGGGCAGGGGGCTGTCTACCTTTCAGCAAGCTTTCTTTGACGCACGAGCCAAGCGCGGCGTGCCGTGTGGCCTGTTCACATCCATAGACGAAGCTTTGGCAATTCTCAAAACATGGGGGGCTGTATGACGGTAAAGAGCGAATGGCTTACATCTGCGATTGATGCGCGCACCGGATGCTGTGGCGTGATTTTCAAGGTCGGAAAGGAGTATCGTTTCCTGTTCCATTACACCGGCAGCCGCCAGCGTGTCAGCGTTTTCAAAACATACGATGCCGCCTTCGATGCTTACTGCGACTGGATGGGTTTTAAGCAGGAGCGTGCGGCATGATGACAATAAGCGTCTCCGGCGAGTCCATGTCTTGCTACGGCAGCGACCGCAAAGCACACGCCAAGCTCGTGCGCGGCGATTGGTGGCATATCACATTCGAGTCGCACAATACGAAGTTTGAGCGAGACGTGCACAACAAATATCTCGCTCATTCGCTGGTCGATGGATGGGACAAGTGGCAAGCGAAGCTGTGGATTGACACCACTATCAAAGGGGCAGAAAGCGCGTGAACGTCAACAGCGAGATTTGGGGTGAGGAGAATGTCGTTATGCTGAAGCGTAAAATATCGCTCAACAAGCACCGCAAAACGCCGATTGAATGGGTGGATCAGGAGGTGGCGCTGATGCTTGGCATTCCGGCCTATGCAGTGCGCCTGAAACGCAAGGAAATCGAACGCCTGTTTGCAGATGGAGCATATCACAAATGACCAGCGCCACATTCCCTAATCCACTTATTTCTGCGCGGGCAGCTTATGGCATTAACGACTTATCGCGTGATAACGCTGCGCGGCTGACTTTTGAGTTTTCGCGAGATTCGCGACCCAGCCATTATGCGGAAAGAAGGTCTATTGCCGCTCAATCTGAAGGAAAAACGTGCGAAGAAATTGGCCTATTCTTTGGGATTTCTAAGGGGAGGGTCAACGAGGTCGAGCATAAAGCCCTTAGGAAGCTGAAATACATTCTCAAAAAAAAGAAAATCGCTTTTTCAGACCTCATTTATGTGGAGGGATCGGATGACAGGTAATTCAACTGCCGTACAATGCGACATCCTTTTGAAAGCGCTGCAACGCCGCAAGCGCGGTATTACCAGCATCGACATAACGAGCAAGCTGCATATCCTGCGTCCTTCTGCGCGTGTGTACGACCTCCGCAGAAACGGCCATGACGTGCAGACGCATTGGGCATGGGATTACACGCCAGACGGCCAGCCGCACCGCGTTGCCAGATATGTGCTGATGGGGGAAGCGTAATTTTATGTTGACTGAAACCGTAACATTAGGCACTATCGTTCATGGAGCTTCAAACTCCGTAACGAGCGGTAACTGCATCCGAAAGCGGTTTTTTTCGTGCCCAGATTTTATGCTGGGAGTTGGTGTAACAGCGGGAAACCGTAATAAGCCAGCGTTCTCGTTAACGTTTGAAGCTCCCAGCGCCAAATCTTTTGGCGTTGCCTCTCATTCAAAAACTAACGAGGTATATCATGTCTGTACTTACTTTCCACGACACAAAAATTCACTCAATCGAATCAAACGGCGAAACATACATCAAGGGAACGGATATTGCTCGCGCTTTGAATTACTCCGACGCAAGCAAATTAGCAGCCCTGTATCGCCGTCATTCCTCGGAATTTCTCCCAAGCGAGGTTCTCAAGCCCACCGTGGGCTTACAGAAATCTATCAAGGCTCCGATTTACTTCAATGCGGACGGAGCGGCTTTAATTGCCATGCTGTCTCAAACATCCAGAGCAGCGGAATTTCGTCGCTGGATAGTCGGAGTCATCAAGCAGCATACAAAAAGCCATACGAAGCCCGTACAGACGCAAATGGCGCTTCCTGTACCCAAATCATCCAACTTCACGGAAAAGCAACTCAGGGACGCTGCAATGCAGGCCTGCGGCATAAGCGTGGACTCGAAGAAGCTCAAAGCGCTTATCGCGGGCATGGGGCAATTGCTTTACCTCATGGACGGAGAGGGCAAGGAATCCTTCCTGCTGGTTTACCGCGAGGCAGAGGCAAAAAGCAAGGAGCTGGTAGAAACCGCCGTGTCGCTACAGCGGGACTATTTCCCTGCGGAAATCGCGTTTCCTGGCATATCTCGCATAAGCCTCTAGAGCGCAATCCTATTTTGTTAAATCCAATAAAGGCGGGGAGCATTACGCTCCCCGCTAGGGAGGGTTGCCGTGTCTGAGGGATGGATAAAAATCCACCGTAGCATGCGTGAATGGCGCTGGGCAAGCGAACCTAACATGGTGTCGCTATGGGTTCACCTTCTGATTAACGCATGTTGGGAAGACAGAAATTGGAAGGGCGTTTCTGTGAAAAGAGGTCAAGTAATCTTTGGAAGAAAAGAATGGGCTGAGAAGTGCGGAATTACTGAGCAGTCGCTACGCACCTGCATCGAAAGGCTAAAATCAACCAACGAAATAACCATAGAATCAACCAGCAAGTATAGCATAGTAACTGTTGTAAACTATGAAGAATATCAAGCTAAGGAAGAAGAATCAACCAGCCAATCAACCACAACATCAACCAGCAATCAACCAGCAACTAACCAGCAACTAACCACATCTAAAGAACGTAAAGAAGATAAGAAAGAAAGAATAGATGCTGATGATATACGCGCGAAACCCGTTTGGGATTTTTCTAGCGTGTCAGCAGAAATTCAGAAAATCCTCATGCCCATTACAGCGCTTCCGCTGAACACGAGTGCCGTCCATGCGTGGCTAAATGCAGGTGCTGACCCTGAATTAGACATATTCCCGACCATTAAGGTCATGGCGTCACGCGCCACAGCGCCGCCGAGATCGTTGAAATATTTTGAAGGTGCTGTCCTTCAAGCCTTAGCCGAACGAAGCAGAATACCAGACAAAGCACAAGCAAACCAAAACAAGCCGAAAGGAAAACCAAATGCAAGACACCACAACTTCAGAGAGCAAGACTATTACGCCAGAACAGATGGATTCGACGTTACCTAAAAGGGTAAGCGTTCCACTGGTTTTTGAGCGACAGGCGTACTGCGATAAGCACGGCGCGTTCACGCAAAAATATGTATCTTTTTTTAGCGGTGGTGAAAGCCAAGGAACCATGTGCCCGTCTTGCAAAGATGAGGATGATGAGGGAGCTAATAAAGCAGGCTATTCAGCGGCACAACGAAATATCGACCCGCAGGAAAAAGCAAATAAAATGCGCTCTAGTTTTGAGGCAAAAATGCGAAATGCGGATGTTCCTGAACGCTACAGATTAAAGGGTTTTGAGGATTATCTTCCCGTCAATGACGATGCTAAAAAAAAGAAAGAAATATGCGAACAATACGCTGATGGATATTTAAGCGCTTTGAAGACTGGGAGGGGAATGATCCTTTGTGGCAGCGCAGGAAGCGGAAAGACTCATCTTGCGATTGGAATCATTCGCCGAATCATCGAGCGTTCGATTGAGGACGAGTCAAACGGCAAGCGTTACGATTCTCACTACTGCAAGTACGTTAAAACAGCAGAAATGCTGAGAAAAGTAAAAGACACATACCGAAATGACAGCAAATCTAGTGAAGATTCGGTCATATCATCATTCGTTCGTCCTGATTTCTTGATCGTTGATGAGCTTGGTGTGCAGTTTGGCAGCGATACAGAAAAAAACATTTTATTTGACATCATAAATGGACGTTATGAGTCCATGAAGCCAACCATCTTAATAAGTAATTTAGGTATGGAGGGGCTAAGTGAATATGCTGGAGAGCGGGTCATCGACCGAATGAAAGAGAATGGTGGAAAGCTGCTCATTTTCAACTGGGAAAGCTATCGCGGCAAAACCAGCGTTCTTAACGGATAGGGGGTGGTGATGCTTGGATGGCTTTGGTGGTTAATAGTTGGGAATTTTGGATGCTCTCATAAATGGAAAAGGGTCACATCAATTTCTCTAACAGATGGAGGAAGGCAATATGGAACTTCTTTTGTTTTGGAGTGCGAAAAATGCGGAAACATCAAACAGAAAAAAATCATGTGAAAGGCAACGGCGATGAGTGAACAGGCTTTTCAGGGAGAAAAAACAACGCAGACGGAAAGCGGTAAGGCTTTCCGTGAATGGTTTTGCCGAGACATGGACGAACATCAGAAGAAAAACGCCTCTCAGTTGATGCAGTATTACAATCAGTGGGATGCGTTTGAAGCAGGCTGGAACGCGAGGGGAAAGCATGACCACGATTGAGTTTTACAAGCGGCAGGCAGAACTGGCCGAGGAGTTGGCGGAAGAATTCACCAAGCATTGCGATAGTTACCCTCAAACGCCGAGCATGCAGGGAATGCGTGTTTCTGTATCGATATGGAGAGCTATGTGGGAAATGGCTGATGAAATCCTCGCCAACCGCGATAGGGAGGCCACACAGCAGCAGAAAGGACGGGAGTTGGCACAAGGTAGCCAGAAGGACGATAAGAGCACTGAGCCGAAAGCGGGGGAATGGTGGATTACAAACGCGAAAGGAAAAGAAGAAGCGTTTTATATATCAAGAAGGGAGCGAAGGTTTTCCACATGGGGTTATTATTGGAAAGAAGAAGATCATTGGATCAATGAAAATACCATTGTTCGCCGCCTTGAGCCGCGCGAAATACCCGAAACGGGAATCCCCATATCGGAAAGCAACGAAGCGCTGGAGCTGGCTAGGATGATTGTAGATATTTCGGAAAACAATCATGACATCATCCACCCAACATCTATTTTAATGCAGAAAGCCCAAACCATCATCAAGGCGGGTGAAACTGGCAACTGGCAAGGAAAATTCGGTAGTTCGGATAATTTAGCCAAGAAAACCGCGCTCGATGAGGTGCGGGAGATGGCTACGAGTTTACATCATAAAAAATCAAATTACGCCGATGTTGGATTTATATTCCTCAAGCTGTGCGATTATCTGGAGAAGGAGCGGGCATGATTAGTGGACTCATTTATAAAGTGATTCAGAGGGATAATTCTTTGCTTATATGTGAAACCAAAGATCCATTAGAGGCAGAGAGAAGGGCTAGGTCATACGCTAAGAGCAAGGAAGCAGAAACAGGAAAACCAGTAACGATACTGATTTATGCTGTATTTTCGCCCATCCTTGTTAATCGCGTTTATACCCTGCCAAACGGCGAAATACGCACCGATTTTTATAAAATTGAACAGGAGGAGGCATGAAAATAATCTGGATTCTTTTGATCATAGCAAATGGCGGCGGAAACATACAGGAAAGTTATGACACTAAGCAGGCTTGCGCCGAGAGTATGGCTTATCATCAGGAAAGAATATTGGAAAATGATGGAAAGATAGACGACAGACAATACATCAGCGACATGTTCTGTTTACCGAGAATATCCCTGCCAGACGTCAAGAAAAACACTATTCGGTGGGATGGTGAAGCTTATATGAAAGCGCGCACAGCAAAGATTGAGGACAAAAAGATAAAGCAGTGGTGGGAGGCAGCCAGTGACGCGCCGAAGTAAGAAATCTTTGGAAAATAAAAAAATAGAAAAAGCGAACGACCAGACATGGGCGGACATGATTACGGCTTTCTGGATGGGAGAAATTAGAAAAGAGTTTAAGCGCAACTTGATACACGCACGAAAGGAATCACATGAAAAATGAAACGGACTATGGCACACCAGAGACACGGGCGCACATTATCGCATCAGCAGACCTTAAGCGCTCCGGCCTCAAATACCTGTTTCAGCGTCGCACCATAGACCACGATCAATATCGCGCCGGAATCATCTACGCCGCAGCATGGCAAGCCCGCTACGGACATCTATCGCCTAAAAGCAGCCTTGGCAACCTGACATCATCAGAAGGCGCTCCAGCAGACCCTGTAAGCGAGTATTGGCACAAGATAACATCGATCATAGACGGGGCAGACTTTCACATGAAAATCAGCGGACGGCTGGCCTATCATTCATTTTATGCACGCGGAAAATCACTGCACACCATCATCGAACACATAGCCGGACACGATACATGGGGCGTGGATGAAGTGGCAGATTTCTGCAAGTTAGAACGCAAGGCAGCATCCCGTCGAGTAGGTGAGGCATTCGATGCCCTCATCAAATCAATCGAGTTTGTGGAGAAAGAGCTTGAAAAAGTCTCATGAGATGCTACAATGTGTCAAGATATGTATAATTCCGTTTAAAGCTCCGTAGCAACCGCGCGGGGCTTTTTGTTTTTACCCACTCGTGCACCAACTCGCCTCGCTCCAGAAATGGGGCGGGGATTTTTTATGAGGACTTTATGGCTAGGCCAAAGAAAGCGAAAATAGCTGAATCCAAGCCGATAGCTATTGAACGCGTAAAAATTGATCTGGACGCGACAGAAACAGAATATAGAGAAGCCGCCGAGATCATCGGAATGATTGAGTCTGAGCAAGTCGCAACAAGATTGGCCGCTGCACTTAATGCGACCCTAGTCGGAAGCGACGAACACAGCGTTACCCTTCGCAAGAACGGTAGCGACGCATGCGTAAACATCTCGCGGGGTTATCATTATGCTGAACAAGCGTTTAGAAATATAGGTTTTTAGAATTATTCAAAAGTAGATAAAGTAGATAAATATGGCCAAAGGAAAAAAAACTGGCGGCAGAACAAAAGGCACGCCAAATAGGGATAGCGGAAGTGTAGCGCAGTATCTTGAAACAATGAACTGCGAGCCAACGCATATTTTGGCTGATATTGCGATGGGAAAAGCGCTGCATTGCAGGCTTTCTTTCAATGATGAAACGGGTGATTTTGTAGAAGGCAAGCTTGCACCAACGCTAGACCAAAGGATGACTGCGGCAAAAACGCTTTTGGAATATATTGCTCCCAAACTCAAATCAGTAGAGCACGCGCCAGCAAGCGGGCTTAAGAGCTTTACGTTAACAGTCAACACGGGTGAAGATGGTTGATATAACCTATACGCGGCCTTGGGTATATCCCAAGCAGCGACAGGCTATATTTAACGATTCCCGCTACTCGCTGATAGAGGCCAGCACAAAGACAGGTAAAACGGTTGGGTGCATCTTCTGGCTATGCGAAGAGGCGATAAAGGGCAGGGACGGGCAGAACTTCTGGTGGGTTGCACCTGTATCAAGCCAAGCGGAGATAGCCTTTCGCCGCCTGAAGCGCTATTTGCCGCGCGATATATTTGAGGCGAACGAAACATTACACACGATCACGCTATTTAATGGCGCGTGTATTTGGTTCAAATCGGCAGATAAACCGGACAGCCTCTATGGTGAGGATGTATGGGGCGCGGTGGTAGATGAGGCCAGCCGTGTGAAGGATGCGGCATGGTTTGCAGTTCGCTCAACGCTCACTGCCACGCGCGGCAAGGTTCGCATCATTGGCAACGTTAAGGGGCGCAAAAACTGGTTCTATATGCTCTGTCGCAAGGCGGAGGCCAATGAAGAGGGTTATCATTACTCGAAGCTGACCGCCTACGATGCGGCGGATGCTGGCGTATTGACCTATGAAGAAATCGAAGACGCAAAGCGCACTTTACCCGAAAATGTTTTTCGTGAGCTATACCTTGCCGAGCCTTCCGATGATGGAGGTAATCCATTTGGCCTATCGCATATTGATGCGTGCGTCATCAGTAGGTTCAGCGGAAATACTCCTGTTGCATGGGGCTGGGACTTAGCCAAGAGCGTGGATTGGACTGTCGGGGTTGCCTTAGATGAATACGGGCAAGTCTCGCATTTCCATCGCTGGCAAAAGCCTTGGCAGGAAACCATAGAGAATATCATACAGATTACAGGTAGCACTCCGGCGCTCATAGACAGTACAGGCGTAGGAGACCCTATCCTTGAAGCGCTGCAAAGCAAAGGCGGCGGGAACTTTGAAGGGCAGAAGTTCAACCAATCCAGCAAGCAACAAATGATGGAAGGTCTGGCCTCTGCAATCCAGCAAAAACTGGTTAAATATCCAGCTGGCGAGCTTCACAACGAACTCAAAGAATTTGAATACGAGTATACGCGCACAGGCGTACGATATACCGCGCCGGAAGGAATGCACGATGATTGCGTATGTGCCCTTGCTCTTGCAGTTCGTCACTACGGTCTGAGGCATGCCGGAAAAACCAGCTTCAACGAGCTCATGAGTGAGCTATATGGATAAGACATGAAAGATATTGAAATCTTAGAGTCGTTTTCTGAGAACGTGACGACGTTCCTCAGCACGAACAAGATGCAATGCACAGAAATCACACTTTCGCTTGGGTATATCGATGCATATAACATCGTCGACCCGAAAGATACGCCGCGCAGGGCGGACAAAAAGAGCAAAGCAAACCTGCCATTGACCGCAGCAATCATCCGCGCTGTTGCGGGCTCTGAGATCATGAGGGACAGGCATATTGACATCGTTGCCATCGACAATGAGCAATATGACACGGACGCCGACATCATGGATGCGGCTGTCGACTACGCACAGCATGCGAGCATGTGGAAAAGCAACCGCGCTGTAGCTGTAAGGGATGCAGCAGCGTGCGGCATAGGCGCAACCGTGACCAATCTGGACATGACGAAACGAGACTTTGCTTCGGGTGTGCCGTCGTGTCGCCGTATCTTCCCACTGTTCTTGTTCTGGGATAATGCGGCACGCGGGAATGACATCAATGCAAATGGCAATTTCTGTGGTTATGTCGACCCGATGCGCCCTAAAGACCTGACGCGTTATATTGAGCAGCAGAAAAAGGGCTCACGCAAGAAGGAATCGGTCGTAGCGGCAGGGGCGGACTTCTCTGGCCAATTCCTGCAACATCTGCGCGATGGCGTGAATTATGAGTGCCTCTATCATTACTTCTGGCGCGATTTTGTAAACGTGTATGACGTTCAGAATCCATTTGCACAAGGTGAGGAAGAAGCGCCAAGCCAAATATCCGAGATACTGGTCAACGATGATCTGGCCATGGAGATCATGACAAAATTCACCGATGAGGTGAATCTAGACCTAGACGCCTCGTACTGGACGCTAGACGAAGATGAGATGACGAAGCTGGAAGAAACAATAGGCGCGATTGCCACGCTATCCGCTTCTGATATTTCGCTGCAATCTTCCAGCCGCAAGGTCTATTGCTATTACCGAGCAGAGATAGCGCGCGGCCAGATATTGACGATGGCCAAGTCCTATTCGCAGGAAGAATATCCGCTGAACTTTGTGACGGGCTATTATGATGAAAAGGCGGGCGTGTTCTATGGATTATGTCGTCATTTATCGCCAATCCAAGACCTCATTAACGAGGTAACGGACAATCTGACGGAATACAGCAGAACCGCAGCGACTGGCGGAAAGATATACATCAAAGGCGCAAAAGACGACATCAAGCTTATCAAGCAGCATAAAGCGAACGAGGAAGACGTAACGCCATTGCCGAGGGATGCTGAGATCATCCCAAAGGAACTCGCAGAATCGCCGCAGGTCTTGTTGCAGTTCCTTCAGATGCTGATGGAATGGCTGCCGCGTGCCATCGGTATCGGGCAGGAGTTCCTTGGCGTCATAACCAGCGGCGACATGACAGATTCACTCTATGGTCGCGTGATGCGCCAGTCTTACGCGGTTCTAGAGGATTTCGCCAATTCATCCGCAGGTTATTCACGCAGGCAGGGCGTTCTGTTTCGCGACCTGATGCTGGGTATCGCGCGGGCAGAAGATGGTCGTATTCTTCCGGTGCTGAGCCCAGACCACGAGAAAGAAGATTATATCCGCCTGACGAAACAGAATCTCGCGCGCCAGTATGTCGTACGCGTGATAGAGCGGCCGATAACCGAGGACGAAAAAGCGGAAAACACCAAGATTCTCATGCAGCTTCTGCCGCAATTGGCTGGCGTTGGCGTGGATGTATCTGCTGCTGCGCCGCTGCTTATCAAGCAGCTTCCTATGGACGCTTCAACGCGTCAACAGTGGGTTGAGGCATTTACCCCGCAACCGCAACAGCCTAACCCGCTGGATGAGGCCGCAGCGCAGGCAAACGTTAAGCTTCTGGAGGCAACGGCTGCAAAATATATGAGCGAAGCGAACGAAAAGAACGCGACGCTCGCCAAACAGCCGCCACTTGACCAGTCCGAGATCATCAAGAACCTCGCAATGGCGAAGAAATACAGCGCCGATGCAATGCATTCTCCACAACAACAAGGTAAATCATGACTGAATCCACCGTTGACAGCATTCTCGCAGAGATTCACGCGGAAGTAGCGGATAAGCCCGCTCCCGAAGCAAAGCAGGATGAGGTAAAAGCCGCGCCGGAAGAAAATCAGGATGAGGTAGTTACGGAAGACGTGGCCGCCGAAGACGAGACAGCGCAAGACGATGTTGTTTCAGAGGATGAGGACGAGCAGCCAAAGAAGAAATCACGCCGCTCTGCAAGAGAGTGGGCGGAACATGAGAAGCAATTGCGCCATGAATCGGAAGCCCGCTGGAAAGCAGAGAGCGAGCTGAAGGAAAAGCGCATCGCAGAGCTTGAGGCGCTGCTGAAGGGCAAGATAACGGAAGAAAAGCCAAAAGAGGCGGAAGATGATTTTGAGCCGCTAGATCCAGAGGCCGCGCGGAAATACGAGCAGAAGCTGGAAGAGCTGGAAAAGAAACTGGAGCAAAAGCTGAGCAAGGTCGAGGAAAAGACCGAGGCAGAGAAGTTTGTTTCTGCGCTCGACCTTGTGGAATCCCATGGCAAGAAAGAAGATGCGGCCTTTGATGACCGCGTGCAGGCCATGATTCGCGCTGAAGCGGAGGAATTATACTGGGGCGGCCAAGCAAAAGACGCAGAATCCGCTTATCAAAAGGGCATGCAGAGCTATATCAACAAGCTGCAATCCGTCTACAAGGCGCACGGGAACAACCCGCAGGCCATTTATCAATACATCATGTCACGCAGCGAAGGGCTGGTTCAGGCTAAGGCAAAACCGGCAGCAAAAAAGCCTTCCGTTGACATCAAAGAGATCGAGAATCTGCGTAAATCCGCAGGCGCTCCGACGAATAAGGTGGCCGCTGGCTCAGGCGGCTCAGGTGAACTGGACGCTCTCATGTCTCAGATTCACAATGAGCATCGCCAGCTAAACGGCTACTAACCGCTCCCTGCCAGCGTAACCGCAGGAAATCCATCGCTTGCCAGCGTAAAGGCACATTCGCGCCACTCACGCGTTATTGAGGCTCAACTTCATCCTATTCACCCGCGCGCGCTTTGTCGTGCGCTTTTTTTATGGATTTTTTATGGCAACAATCACCGATTCACAGATTGTTTCGTCCAACACGACGTTCAATCTAACAAAGGCCTCTGCGCGTATGTACGCAGAGTTTTTCGGCAACGGGAAATATAACCCGCTTGACGCGATCATGAATACCCTCAAGCAGTGTGGTGTATTCAACTACGAAGAAAAGCTGTCTAGCTCGGCTGGCGATACGGTTCGTCTGTACAACACGCCTCGCCTCGACATGCTGCCGAACCGTGGCGACATCGATAAGTACACCAACGCGAAAAATATGCAGCGTGGTGACCGTTCGATGAAGATCAACCTCATCTCCGGCACGATCGTCTACGACCGCGAAGGCACGTTCCGTCAGCAATTGGTTGACTTCAATCTGAAGGAAAACGTCCCTCAGATGGTAACGCAATGGATGAAGCACACGCTGCTTTACGCCATTCTGAACCAAGCGGCAGGCAACACGTCGACGACCATCACCGCGCCGCGTGTGTATAGCAGCAACATCACGACCAGCAGCGACATGCTGTCGTTGACGGGTAACAACGTCGCTATTGCGCCATCCAGCGTATACAAAGCGATCGGCAGCCTTGGCGCTGGCTCTCACTCGACCGACCAGAGCGTTGATAATACCAACCCACTTACCCTTCGGGATTTCATGCGTGCACGCGAGGTTATTCGCGCGGCGGGCTCTGGCATTCCGACGTGGTCTTGTGTTGACCGCACCATCAGCGGCAAGTGGGTCGATGCGGTTGCGGTTGTATCCACCACGGGTATGAACCAGCTCAAATCCGACGCAGTTGCTTCGGGGCAGGGCATCAACTTCGCTCAAACGCAGTACGCGCAGTTGGCGGGCGGAAAAGACGGCATGAACGCCATGACAGGCTTTGTGCTGGAAAACATCCTGTTCATCGAAGTGCCGGATGACCTTCTGCCGCGCGGTGTCAACTCAGGCACGAGTGCGCCTGTTGCGCAAACCCGCCGTGCCGTTCTGCTGGGCGCAAACGCCATCGATATTGCAGCCGGTAAGGGCTACGAGTCGGGCTCTGCCATCATCCCCGGTTTCTCTGTCGACATCGACGAAGACTACAAAAAGCTCAATAAACAGGGCTTTGCGGACATCTCGTGGTGTGGCGGCGTGCAGAAAACGCAGATTCTTGGCACGGGCAGCAATGCGTCGAACAGCTACGACCTCGGCACTTACGTCATCACGCATTACAGCGCATCCTAAGGAGACTAATTTATGACTGCTTTTACTGGAACGGTAATCAAAGCGGGTATTGCTGGCGAACGCGGCACACTCTCGCTATTCACAGGGAAGTTCGACCTGACGGGAGCGCTGGCAAGTGGCGACACCATCACGTTCTCTAATGTCTTCCCGCAGCTTGGAACGTTTGTTGTCCGCAACTTCCGTTATGAGTCCGGTCGACTGGATACTAACACCAGCCCGACCGCATTCTTCACGATCGGGGACGGCACGGATGCGGATGGTTACTTGACCACGCGCACACCGACATTCTCGCTTCTGACTGGCGCTGTAGGTCGCGTCTCTTACGAGGGCGATGGCGCATGTCTGGACGTGAAGCCGGGCGATTCTGGCGCTCCCGCAAGCCGCGATGTGGTTATCACCTTCACGGCGAGCCCCGCAACAGCGGCCACCACGGGCACTATCTATGTCCGTGGCTGGATCGAAGCGGTTTAAGGGATAGGGCGGATGGTTACACTAGCTGATGTTCGCGAACGCATCAAATCGGACATGATAATATCCGGTTCGTCGTGGGACGCGCAGATAGATGACGCCATCCGCTCATCGCTTCGGCAACTTCGACAGAGTAAATACTGGTTTCTGGAGGCGACTCTAGAGATCACTTTAGAGCAGGGGGAGCTGGCAACGGCTCTCCCCTCTGATTTTAGCGTGGCAGACACCTTTGATTTGCTAAGTGGGACGTCCAGATTGACGCATCTTCGCGGTTTTGACCTCATGCCGTATGAGGATATGAAGGCAACCTATTGGACAAGCCATCCCGTTTCGACAGGGACGCCTGTTGCATGCGCTATCTTCAATAAGACGCTCTATTTCACGCATACGGCGGATAAGGAATACAAGATTCGCACGGCCTATTTCCGTCAGGATGCGACCTTGCCATCGGCCAATGACACGAGCGTCTGGTTTGACGATGGCTATGACGTTGTACGCGCATCGGCACAATACATTTTCAAGCGTGAATCACAGCAATTCTCGGCAACAGATGAGGACGGGACGCTGCTTCAGGCATATCTGGCCAATTTAGGCCGCCAACATGAGAAATACATAGCAGGCGCATAATGGCAACCACACCTTATTTCGGTATTCCGTACTACGCGGCACTTGACACCGCAGGCGAAGGCTTGTGGGGCGGAACAGATGACAATCTGCACCTCACATGGGAGAAAGCCATTGCCTTTGCCCAGTTAACGGGCGAGTTTCCGGTAGAGGAACGCGAATACAGGCTTATCACCAAAACGCGCTGGCCGCTGGATATTCAATCCCTCACGTTGGAAACCGACGCGGGAACGCTGACGGCGGCCGTCAAGATAGATGGCGTGGCCGTAACGGGATTATCGGCGGTCTCTGCCAGCACAACGGAAACCACGACATCGGCATCGGCTCTACGGTCTGTACCGGAAGGCGCAAACGTAACCTTGGCCATATCGGGCATCACGGGCGCTGCTTGGCTGCGCTATAACCTTTATGCGAACCGTACTGGAACGGGGACTGCATGACGGGATTCTTCGGTGGCGGCATCTTTGGTCGTTCGGGCGGGAATAACTTTGCCCTGACGCGCTACACCGGAAACGGCACAACGCAGAGCATCATAACAGGCCAGAAGCTTCTTGATGGAGCGATGGTCTTGTTGAGCAAGCGGGATGAGTCGGACAATCGAAATATCATAGACACCGTGCGCGGTGCAACCATAGGCTGGCGGACGGACGCGCCCTTGCAGGAATACACCGAAGCCAATGGATTGACCGCTTTCCTCAGCACGGGCTTTTCTTTAGGAAACAGCACGAACGTCAACGATTCAGGCAAAGCTACGCAAGCGTTCTCTTGGCTTAAGAAGAAAGGGTATCTCGACATTGTATCCTATACCGGAACGGGCGCGGCACGCACCATCGGACATGCACTCGAGGTTGCGCCTTCCGTCATACTGGCAAAGGCAAGGGGCATTGCCGCATCTGGTACGGATTATGGCATCTTCTACCATTCGGCGACCGGAACGCAGTACGGATATAGCGGCACGAGCGACGCGCTTGCGACAGATGCGACCTATTGGAATGCCGCGCCGGACGCATCGAATTTTAGCGTTGGTACGAATCTAAGGGTCAATAAATCCGGAGTGAATTATATCGCTTATCTTTTCGCGGAAAAGACGGGCATCAGCAAGTTCGGCAGCTATGTTGGCAACAGTTCCTCGGCTGGCGCGGTGATCGCGTGTGGATTCAGGCCGAAAGCGTGGCTGGTCAAGAACGCATCAAGCGCTGGCAACTGGCGGCTTGCATGGGTTGAAGGCGCAAATATTTACAGCATCAACCTGAATGATTCGCTGCCTATCAAAGATGAGACGGCGAACTGGCTGGTATCGGCATCAGCATTGCAGGTGACGGGCGTAAGCTCAGAGATAAACGGGTCTGGCGATAACTATATTTATGCAATCTGGGGGTAAATCGTGGCGCTTATTCCCGCTCAATATGCGGCAGGCACGGTCAAATCTCGCCAGCATACCAAGATAACCTCGCCTGCTTTTCTTGATACCGACCATGTTCGTTTTCAGGATGATGGACGGCTTGAAACGATACCGCCTTATGCGGAAACCGCTATCGATGGCATATCGGGTAAATGTCGCAGCATCTACGCGCAGCGCATTACCGGAGACTTTCAGGGTGATTGCTATTTTTTCGCAACACACTCGCATCTATACGTTAGAAAAAACGGCGTTTTGCACAATATCACGCCATTAAAGACATCCTCGATCAGCATTTCCGACCTTATTAGCACGAATTATGGCGTGCTGGGAGGCGGTGGCGGGGCGGGAATCGTTACTGATGATATTCCCGCAGACATAACGGACGATGCTGGCGCGCCCATCACAGATGATGGCGGCGCTGGTACGGGCGTTATCAGCACGGTTTCCGGCAGCAAGACGGTGACGATAGCGTGGCCAGACCATCATCTCTTGGTTGGCGATATAGCGCTTATCTCGGATGAAAGCTTGTCCGTTGGAGGCATTGCAGCCAGCGACATCAATGGCCTGCGTGTCGTGACATCGGTTGCGGCGGGAAGCTTCACGTTCGAGGCGGCAACAGCGGCCAGTGCTACCGAAACCAATGGCGGCTCATCTATCAAGGTGGCGACCAATATCCTGACGGTCGTGCATACGGCGCACGGATTATCTGATGGCGACCGTGTGAAAATATCGGGCGCGGTGGATGTGGACGGCATCCCTGCGGCGAATATCAATAAAGAGCATATCATTCGCAACGTATCGGCGAATGCTTACGATATTCAGGTTTCGACCTATGCGACCAGCCTTGCTACGGGCGGCGGCACGGGTGCGGTCTATTATGCTCAGATAACCGCAGGAAATGCGGCTCAGGTAAGCGCAAAGGGCAAAGGCGCAGGGCTGAGGGGTGCTGGCATCAGAGGCGTTGGGCAATATAGCGCTTCTGGCTTGTTCGTCTATCCGCGCATCTGGTCTTTTGATGCTTTCGGTAACAACGTTGTCATGTGTCCGGGCGATTATGCCGCAGGTGACGGCCAGAAGATATATTTATGGGATGGCAACACGGATAGCGCGCCGACCGTATTGGAAAACGCGCCAACGGATTGCAACTGGGTATTCGTGGTCAACAATTCGGTTGTCGCATTGTGCGGCAGAACGCTCAAGATAGCAGCACTTGGCGACGAAACGGGCTGGAGCGGCCTGTCTTACCGAGAAAAGACGCTGGAGCGGGTAGACCTGCTCTATGCGGGTTATCGCCATGCAGATAAGAACGGCGTCATATTTCATTCCGGCGGCGCGGTCTTGCTGCGCTATACGGGTGATGCGGATATATGGGACATCTCAGACATCTATGAAGACGATGCGCTGGTGTCGCCGCTGTCGTGTGCAAGGGTGGGTACGGCGCTCATCTGGCGAGGCAAGCATGGGTTCTATGGCTATGATGGCGGATTGGTTCAAAAGATAGTCAACAAGCAGAATCAGGCGTGGATCGATACAAATGCCAGCACCAGTAAGGCATGGCATGGCTTTGCGGTTGCAGACGCAACGAATGCGGAGGTGTATTTTCACTTTGCTACGGGCGGCGATGATGAGCCGGGGGATTATGTTCTGTATAGCCCCGCGCAGGAAAGCTTTACGCTTGGGAAGATGATACGCACGGCAGGCCAGCGTCCAGGGGCGCTGCGGGAGGTGTTCTACGCGATAGACGGCGACAATGCTGTTTATCAGCACTTCACAACGGGAGATTCCAATTTTAGCTGGTTTGCGGAGACTGCGTTCTTCATGGATGGCGGAAATGGCGATTATCGCCTTGTTATCGACGAGATAAGGCCGGACAGCAATCAAAGCGGCAACATCACGCTTGAGATCATTACGCGGGACTACGCGCAGGCATCCGACACGAGCTTCGGAACATACGACATCACAAGCGCGACCACGGTTCTATCGGTTCGGGCAGCGGGACGACTCATCAAGTTCCGTTTCTCAGGAACGGGCGCAATGACGCTTGGCTTCTGGATAGTGAATCTAAGGCAGATGGGTCGGCGATGAGTTTCTTCAGAAAATACAACACGGGCGCAACGTTGAATGACGTGCTGCGGGAGAGGGAGCGCGACGTTCAACTGCTTGGAGATATGCAGCGCGCGCTGAAGAACATCACCGACGGACAGGCGCTTTACTTGATGTCGCCAGACGGGGCGCGGTGGAAAATAACCGTGGATAACGCGGGAACGTTAACAACGGAGGCGATGTGATGGCTTACATGGGCACACAAACCGCAGCACAAAAAACAAGATTAGCGCAACTGGCGGAGCAAGATGCGTCTTGGCGGGCGGCAAATGGCGTTAATTCAGATCCGTACGCGCCAAGACTAAAAGGCACAATTCCTGACGGAAGACACACCGATTCATTAGCGGGAACCTTACTGAAAGCCGCTGTGTTGTCTGGAATTGGGTCTGGTTTAACTTCTGCTTTATCCACCGCAGGGACTACGGCTGCAACGGCAGCAAAGGGAGTAAATATGGCAAAATCGGCAACAAGCGCCATTTCCGGTGCAGCTAAGTATGGCTCTGGCGCGCAAGCTGCGATGCCGACAAGCGCCGGTGGAGCGCTTTCGGCAATTAAAACGGGAATTGGGACATTAAATAAAATAGGGCTTACCAGCGATATCTTAAACGCCGGAGCTTCCATCGCGGGCGGTCTTGGAAAAAGCAAAGACAGAGGCGCTTACAGCGAGGAGCGCAGCGGCTTTAGAACGCTTCCAAAAGACCAGATGGATTTTGCGTCCGGCGACCTATGGCAGATGCTCAAACAATATGCCTTGTCGCAATATCAGGGCATGCCAACGCGCAAACTGGATGCGTCCGATACAGACCCTATCTTTGGCAGCAAGCGCCGTGTGGCATATGACGCGATGATGCAGAAACAGGCCGCCGCGCCATCTAAAACACCGCCGCGTGTTAGTGACATCCTAAGCGGCATCAATTCTGCAAAATCGCAAGCCGACGCATGGAAATGGGCGACCATCTTATCGCCTTCACGGGCCACGAGCATAGGGCAGAGCGGCCAAGACCAGATAACAAACGGCTACCTGTCGGCATTAGCGCGAAATAACTGGACGCAACCAAGATAAGAAAAGCCCCGCACAGTTGGAGCTGTCGGGGCTCGATAACCCTTATGCGACAAGGATTATGGTTTTGAATGTAACAGAAATAACAAAATCAGTCAAGGAACTAGCCATGTTCGCAAGCCGGATGACTTGGCCGCAAATACTTAAAGTAGCTGCTTTTTTTAACCTCTGCCTACTGCCTTTGGCATACGTTATCTTTCACTGAGGAATCAATATGGCAACACCTATCGGAACTATGCCGCTGCTCTCTGAGCCGCTGCATGGGTGGGAGCGCATGGGCTTAAAAAGCCTGTCGAATACCCAGAATCTCGCCGGAAACAGCGATATGACGGGCGCTTTGGATTCGCTGCGAGGCTTTATCCAAGCAGGAAACCCAGCGCAGACATACGCAAACGCCAATGCTGCGACGGCGGCATCAATGAATCCTGTGACGCAGCAGGAAATCATGGGCGTTGCCAATCCTTACGCGCAAGGCTTGAAAGACAATCTATCCAAGAACGCGCAGGCGTTGCGGGCGCAGATACTCGCAAAGCAGGGCATGCGTGGCGGCAGGAGCTTCGGCGACACGTCAACGGGCGTGCAAAATGGCATGCTGAATGACAGCGTGCTCTCAGGCCAGAACGAGATCGATTACAACACCTTCAAAGATGCGCTGTCTCAGATAAACACGGAGCGCAACAGAAGCCTGTCGGCGGGCGGGCAGTATGGCAATCTGGCGCAGATGGGGATGAACGCGATTGGAAGCCAGTTCGACCTTGGCAATCGCTTGAAAGAATCTCGCATCAATGACGTGAAGAATAAACTCGGCGCAGGCCGGTATATCCGCGATTTCAATCAGGGAATTGATGACAAAATTGCGGCAGATTATGCGGCAAAGACGCAAGACCCGCTCACGAAGCTTCGGAATACCTTTGCGCTGCTCAATAATTATCAGAGCGGTGGCAGCTATTTTGTTCCCGGCAAGACATCAACGTTCACAAAAGCCGCCAATATCCTAGGCGCAGCAGGGAGCGCATCTACGCCATTCGGCTTCGGCGCGACAAAAATAGACACCTCTAATGGATTACCTTGGAGCTGATATGCTGGCAGAACTTGCACGAATGATTCAAGGCGGCGCGCAGGGAGTCGCTGATTACTACAACAGCCCTCAGGGGCAGGCGATGGGCGATTACATGTTCGCCCTCAACCAGCACCCGCAGAGCCTTGTTGCCATGGCGCAGGCGCAGGCACAGCAGTCGCAAACGCGCCTTCAGCAGCAGGAATATGACACCCAAGAGCAGTTGCGAAATCTTCGCGGCGATCTGGACTCCATGCCGCTAGAAAAGGCCATCGACACGCTTATGCGTATTGACCCGAAATATGCGCTGGAATATGCGCGTGTCCGACAGGAATCGGACGACATGAAAAGAAAGCAGACGCAGGAGGAAAGCCGTCAAAAAATGCTGAGTGGCATTTTCGGCGGAGAAAGCCAAGCGCAGGAAGCACCCGCAGACCCGTCGAAGATAGCCGCGTATGGCGCAATGACAGGCGACCCATCCATGATTCAATATGCGGGGTTCTTGCAGGGGCAGGATAAGGTAGACCAAGCGCAAAAGAATCGTAATGAGGATAAAAAAACCAACGCAGATTCGAGAATATTCGACCAAGAAACTAAACTTAGAGATAAGTTTATTAACGAATCCGGCGAGTTCGTCAAAGTAAGGGATGCTTATTCGCGCATAGGCGGAGCTGCAAAAGATTCAAGCGCTGCCGGTGATTTGGCGCTGATATTCAACTACATGAAAATATTAGACCCAGGCTCTACTGTACGCGAAGGGGAATTTGCCAATGCCCAAAATGCAGGCGGAGTGGGCGATAGGATCATGGCCACATACAACAATATTCTTAATGGCGAGAGACTTACGGAAAAACAAAGAAAAGATTTTCTAAGTCAGTCTAAGAATCTATACGGCTCTATGGAAAAGAATCAAGGGAAGCTAGAAAAGCGCTATCAAGGACTTTCGCAACAGTACGGACTAGACCCAAAAAGAGTCGTGCAAGATATGAGGGCGGATGTTCCTGATATAACCGCAAACAGCGTGCCAGAATCCGCAGCAGCAGATGGCCTTACTCAGGAAGATTGGAACTCCATGACGGATGAGGAACGCGCCCTATGGCATTAACCAAAGAGGAAGTTCTAGCGCGCGTGCAACAGCGTCGCTCGCAAGGCTCTGCGCCGGAAAATCCATACAAAGCGCAGAACCAGCAGGATTCCGGCTTTGATAATTTCCTTAGAAGCCTTCCTTTGGCGGCTAAAAAACGTGCACTTGGTATTTTGCAGTTAGGCATGGAAGCCAAGGGCAACCAAGATACCGCTCTTTATCAGGACGCACAGGATCTAGCTCAGCAATATAGACAGCAGGGCGAAGGAACGGGCGCGGCAGGATTTGCGGGCGAAATTCTGGGAGACCCATTGACCTATCTTCCAGCGGGCGGTGCGGCCAAGGGTGGATTAACGCTTTCTAATATCGGAAAAGCCGCGCTCGGATATGGAGTAGCGTCCTCTGGAACAGACGCGTTGGGCGAAGGCGAAGACCGCTTAACGCATACCGAAATAGGTACAGCATTAAGCTTGGCTACTGCTCCGCTCGTATATGGCACGGGAAAGGCCGTGCAAAAGACAGCGCCGATAATTGGAGAGATTTTAGCCGACAACTCCGGCAAGGTTGGGAGGAAAGTCAGAGAAGCTGCGCCGAAACTATCCAGCGCTGAAAGCACGGTATATCGCACGCTAGTCGATGATCTTGGTTTAAGCCATCAACAGGCCATAGATGCGGTAAAGAAAGCAGGAAGTGGTGATATTCCCTTATCTCTTCCAGAGCAAGTGGATAGCTCAAAGCTTCTCGGCTTGGAAAAACGCCTTCGCCAGAACGCAGGAAAGGCCGGAGATATTGAGCGCGCGTTCACTGATATGCGCGCCGCCGTTCTGCCTCGGAGAATTGAAGGTGATTTAAGCGCAATTGGAAGGGTGCAACCGCTGGATGTGGCAGGCCAGCGAGGGCGTGACGCTGCTAGGAAAGTATTTGATGTGCTGAAGTATAAGCGCAGTACATTATCTAATCCGCTCTATGAGGCTGGCTATAAAAAAACAGCATCTCCGGAAGCGATGCAGGCGGTGATGGAAGACCCATTAACCGCAAGCGTATTCACATCCATGCAGAAAGACCCGCGAGTTTTGTCGCGGCTTAAAGAATATCCTGAGGGCTCTCTTGGATGGATAAACGAAGCGCGTAAAGAGCTTTCTGGTCGGGCGGGCGTAGCTGCAAGACAGGGAGATGCGACGGCGAAAAAAGATTATGAGGCAGCGGCACAGCGTTTGCGCGATATTATCGACATGCACGGGGGCTCAGAAATAAAGGCAGCGAATGAAGCCTTTGCGAAGGCTTCAAAGCCAATCAATAAAGCAGAGCAATCTCTGGTTGGCATTCTCTCCAACATGGAAGATGGTAATGTCGCACAGGCCACGCAAAAGCTTTTTGCTAAAGGAACGACTCCAGCGCAGATAAGATATGCGCGCCGCACGATACAGGCCGCAGACCCTCAGGCTTGGGATGATATGGTGGCGTCACATATGGCATACATTGGCGATACCGTTAATCACAGCCCCGTAAAGTTTCTGAATGCCCTCAGCGGAGAATTGTCTACTGGAAATGCATATATAGCGCAAAAATTTGACGCCGCATTATCCAAAGAGCAACGGGCAGCGCGAGATGCGCTGTTTAGCTCGCTGAAAAAGGCCAGCAAGATTCGCATGGGTAGCGATACTGCGATGAATCAGGAAGCGGGAAGGGTTCTGGATAATGAATTGTCTGGCGGGGCGGATTTTGCGATTGACGCGGTCTCAAAAGGTAAAGGAATAAAAGACCTATCGCTTGCAGCGGGAGACTGGGTTCGTGGAAAGATAATGGAAAAGCGCTATGAAGACTTGGCGCGCATTTTCACAGGGCAGGGCTCGGACGAATTTGTTGATAAGCTCTCAAAAATGAAGCCGCGCAGTGCAGATGCATACCGCGCCATCATTGAGCGAATTGGACAGATCGAAAGAGGCGGCACTTTGGCGGAGGTTAAAGCCGCCAATACACAAGAGCAAGAAGCAAATCCCGCAGCGGCATCGCATCCAAAAATTACTAAAGAGCAAGTATTGCAGCGTGTAAAAGCGCGGCGCATGAGTCCGCAAGCCTCCCTCTCACCAGACATTATGCAGGCAGAGGGACTTCGCCACTTGGCCTATAACGACACGACCGGACATCGGACGGTTGGCTATGGTTTCAATATGGATTCCGGTATTGCCAAGCGGGTATGGAAAAAAGCGGGCGTTCCCGTTCCTTTTGAAGATGCCTATCAAGGGATTGCCTCTATATCGGACGAACATGCTGCGGCATTAGGTGCGGCCTCTCAGGAAATCGCCGTCGCAGATGCACAATCTTTCCTGCCATCTTTCCACAAGCTATCGAACGGGCGCAAATCAGCGCTTGTGAACTTGTCCTATCAGATGGGAGCGCCAACGCTTCAGAAGTTTACGGGATTCAAGACGGCCATGAGCAAGGGCGACTACAGGAAAGCAGCCATAGAGCTGGTCAATAGCGACTATTACAAGCAAACGCCAGACCGGGCGCGACAGGTCATCAAGCAAATACTTCAGGGATAGGCGAGTGATCGTCAAAGAACGGAAAGGGTAACTCCTTTCCGGCGGTTCAATGCGTTTAAAAAAAGGATTCTACCATGGTCATGAAAACACCAGCCCTTTCTTACAAGCTGGCGGTAAGCACCGCAACTTCTGCCCGCGCGACTGGCGGCTCGCGGCAGGCTGAGATGCGGGCTTTAACAACCGACATCATCGTGCGATTCGGCGACTCTACTGTTTCAGCCAGCGCCACCGAAGACGGAACGACCAAGCTGTACGGCTCTGGGACTTGCCTTCCTCTCGTAGCTGGCGCACCTCCTATCGCATACGAGCTTCGCGATGGTGTAACGCATTTCAGCGCCATCGCCTATGACGGCTCGACATCCGGCACGCTTCTCATCAGCTTCAGCGAGGGGGAAGATTGATGGTTGTTCGTAATCGGGCTAGGACGCGCGGCCATTCCGTAGCGCTATCAGTGAATAACACTACGCCTCTCTACATCGCCAGCGGCATCAATAACATCTTCCCTAGCAGCTTTACATCATCCGCGAATCAATACAGATGCTCCGTCATCAACCGGCCAATCACTCTCGATTCTTCTATCACTTCCGCTGGCGGATTTATCGAGTTGTATCTTTTATATACGAACTGGGCAGGCATCGCGGGCGGAACACAGGTTGGCAACGAGACATTAACGGTGCAGCCCGTCTTGCGTAAATGGGGCAGCGGCTCGGTTATCACGGGAACATGTGTCGCGAATGAGTCGAATACATTAGGCGGCGCATCGTACACCATGGCAACGGGCGGTTACTGTGTATTCAAGTTCGTCATGCCGACGCCCGCTATGAATGGCGATAAATATCACGAGATCGTGGACGTTATTGGCGGTACGGCTGGTACTATCAATCGCCTTGTGTCGCATCAGACTGTTCCGTGGAATGGTGAGGGTCAACTTGGCGCGAGTGCTACCGTACCGGGTACGGGTTTGGCAGCAGGCGGTGCGGTTCTGGGGTATGGCGCGACCGCTACTCCCGTTCTATCAGCGGGCGCTATCAACAGTCTCACGATCAATGCGGGCGGCGGAAACTGGATTTCCACATTTAACGGCGTTACAGCGGCAAAGAACGCGTATTTCCATGACGCCAGAAACGAAAGCAGTGTCGTTGCAAACTATGCGTTGACCTTGACGGGAAGCGTAGTCACGGCTGGCTTTAAGAATGCGGGCGGCGCTGGGTTCACCAATACGCCATCCTTGCCAGAAACGCGGCTGTGGAACGGCATAACCTCGACGCAGGTTTATGGCGCAGCGCTGATGTTCGGCAAGCTTTCAGACAGCACCATCAAACTTGTGTCATCTGTAGACGTTTCAGATTCACGAGGCATCGGCGTCAATTCGACGGACGGGAATGGCGACATCCTTGGGTGCAAGGGAACGAATGGCCGGGCCTTTGCTAATAAAGTTGGCCTTTGCGTCGTCGGTGTTTCTGGAGACCTTCTAAGCCATACCGCCAATACGCGTTACAAAACAGCATTAGAGGCATGCAAGGCGCTCGGTCTTCGTATCAATAATTATTGCATCTCGCGTGGCGTAAATGACTGGGTAGGCAATTCGGCGCTCAGTGTTGCCTCTATGGAGGGATACCTCTCTACGCATCGCTCTTACTGGGAAGGAACGTGGGGTGCAAAAGGATTCTATCGCACGATTGACCCTTATATCACATCGGCCACCAACGCTAGTCCAGCTTCAACACAAGCCCCATTCAATTCCGCGCTTGGCACGACGGGAGCGACCACCGACACATCAAAACGCGGCCAGTGGAACGCGTCGATCTTGGCGAGAAGCGGTGCGCCATATGATTTCTATTACGCTCCAATGAATACGCTCACATTCACGCAAGATGCGACCTATCCGGCATCGTGGAGCAGGGCAACGGCTTATCAGATAAACGCGGCAGATGGAGCGCATTTAGGCTCAATCGCTTCGGGTTCGCTGCTTTCGGGTACGACCTACAAATACAACCAGAACAGCGGCTATGACGGCATGGCGGCGGCTATGGCGAGTTACGTCAATAATCTAGTAGCATAAAGGAAATCCATCATGAAGTTTCGCGCATTACTGTGCGTGGCATTAGCCGCGCTCGCAGCGTCTTTCTACGTCCCTGCATTCGCGGGAAGTTATAGCAGCTATCCGGCTGCAACAAGCTTGCAAGATTCAGACCTTAATCTCCAGAACCGCGCAGGTGCGCCATCTGGTGGCATGGTGAAGGTCACTAATACGCTTTTGCGCGACTATATCGATGGCAAAAACAACACTTTCGTCACCACACACAACACCTGCGATGTGGATGTTACGAGCGACCTAGAAACCTTCATGGCGGCGCATGGCGGCTATGTTAATGCGCGCCCTGGGGATTGTTGGCTGGTTGGCGATGTTGGCAATACGCTGACCGTTTCCGCTCCTCATATTACCATGAACTGCCCCGTCGCAGGAACGTGCACGCTTAAGCATAATAACGATAAGAGCGTGGTTCTGGATAACGTGCCGGATAACCTCGCTTTAGATAGCAAAACACTGGTTACGGCCATTGCCAATCCGAACAATACAACGATCTCAGGCACAGATGCAATCAACATCGACGACCGCTTGACGCGCCTCACGGTTGCCAGCGTTTCCGGCTATCACATTGGCGATTATGTCCTTATCTCAGATAGTGTGGTGCTTCCTTCCCGTATTGGCGGCACGAAAACCATCACCAATGTCACATGGGATGGCGCTAACAGCAAATGCGTTGTTACCACTTCAGCAGCGCATGGCTATCTCAATACGTCCCGCGTCTATATCAAGGGTGTTACAGCGACGGTTGGCGGCACAAAGATCGACACGCTGGATGGCGCAGATGGGCTTGGCCGTACCTACAATATCACGCTGGGCGATGGTACAGGCGCAAATACCACCACTAAATTCACGCTGCAAAATCTTGATAATTCCACAGATACGAACACCGGAACAGACGTAAATTGCGACACCGGAACATATGCCAGCGGCGGAACGGGCAGCACCAGTAACGGCTGGGCGGGTGAGGCGAACCGTGTTGCGGGTATTGATACGCTTAATAAATACATCTACCTGTCACACGCGCTGCAATACAAGAATCTCTATGTGCAGTCGCCTGTGTTGTACCGCTACACGCGCAATAACACCTTTTCTATTAATGGATTCCACATTGAAGCGAATGGCGATACGTCAGACTTAAGCATTGGCATTTCTGACCCCGCTATTGATGTTGGCGGCGTACCGAATGCCACTTACAGCAACCTTTCCTTCAAGAACACATGGGATGCGGCGATCTTATCACGCGGCACGCCTGCGGCTATTGCTACGAATATCTTTGGCGAACTCATGCCGAATCGGGCAACCAACGACCCCACTGGAACGCCTAAAACCATCACGGACGTTTCCCGCGCATCGCAAGCGGTGTTTACTTCAACCGCGCACGGTTTTACCAACGGCAAGAGTGTTTACCTTTCGGGAATGCCTTCTGCTTTCAGCGCATTCAACAACATCAACTGCCGCGCATCGGACGTAGCAGCAAACACGTTCAAATGTAAAGACACCTACGGTAACTATCTCGATTCTTCTGCTTTTGCATCAGCCTTCTCCGGCTCGGCAACGGCGGGTGAACTGGCAGACGTAACAGGCCTTGGCTACCTCTATTCGGTCTACGGCGCGGGCTTTGGAACCGTTATTGATGGCATCACCTCATGGGAAGGCCGTCATACGGTTACTTCTGATGCGGTGGGCGCTACATGGTCAACCACACTTGGTTCAAGCTTCCGTATCTCACGCTTTGGGATGCCTACCTACGTCACAGTATCAAATGGCGTATGCCATGATTCTTACGGCGTATGCTGGGACACGCACGAGGAGGTGTCGGACATCAATTTCCACAATGTGTCCTGCTACTACAGCAAACGTGGCACGCAATACGGCTCTTACGAAGGCACGTGCGCACAGATTCGCGGCAAGAATGTCACGATCGATGGCATGAATCAGGTGGGTGGTAAGATGGGTATTCGCGTACAGGCTACCGACCAAGACAGCGTGTCAAATGATTATTTCAAGCATATCACCATGCGCGATCTAATGGACACCGGAACAAACATGGGCTCGACCTGTTCAACAGGTTCGACCAATGCGGCAGTTGGCATTCGTGTTTGCTCACAGGTTGGCAACACCAATGTGCGCAATATCTGGATTGATGACTTCGAAACCCACAACGTTGCTTATCCTATCGTGGGATGGGAAAAAACAAAGATATATGCCAATGACGTGCGTGCGTATGACGTAACGGCCATTGCGGATATGTTTGCGGGTTCTTCTATTCGCCTCATGAACTCGGTTTATGACGAAACGACCTACACGCATTCACCAACCACAACATTCCCTATCCGCTTGCGCTCAGATGGAACGAACGGAGGGGCTACGGCTGAAGTTCACGGCCTGTTTGTAGTTAAGAACGCGGCCAATCTTCCTAAGCATGTCTTTGATGAGAATGACACCACAGCCAGCAAGAAATACTGGCTGGATGGCTACAAGGAAGACAATAACGGGTTTACGGCGACAACAGAAGTTGAGGCAGGTGAAACCACGCTGGATGAGTTGACAGATATCGGAGTTGGAACCATTGGACACTAAAGGAGGTAATTCTACATGGCTAAGGGCAAGAAAAAAGGCGGCGGCGGCGGCAAGAAATGCTAACCAGAACGCGGGGGCTTCGGCCTCCGCTTTTCATCATCTAGGAGGACATCATGGAAACAGTGAATGGAATAGTCAGGGCGTTGCTAAGTGCAGGGGCTGGTTATCTGCTTGGCAAGGGGTATATCACGCAGTCAGACGTTGAGCCGCTGGTTGGCGCATTCGGGGTTATTTTTACTGCCGTTTGGTCTGTCTTGGCAAAAAGCGACAAGTTTCCCAAAATTAAGTAGGGAACTTATCCATGCCACTAAGCCGAGAGGATGCGAGGGAAATCGCAAAAGAAGCCGTGAAAGAAGCATTTATTGAGATGGGCATCAATAAAGACACGCCTATCGAGATGCAGAAGGACATGGCTTTTTTGAGGCAAAACCGCGAACGCTGCGAGAGCCTTCTCAATCAGGTAGCGGGATGGGCAATACTTGCCTTCCTCACTCTATCATCTGGCATGGCATGGGCTGGATTGCTAAGTAGATTGAAAGGTGGCGGAGAATGACGCCGTGGATGGACGTGGCGCGGAAGTATTTAGGCCAGCGCGAAATCAAGGGAAACAAGCATAATCCGCTGATTTTACAATGGTGGACGTATATCCGTGCGCCATTTACGGATGATGAAACGCCGTGGTGCGCCGGATTTTTAGGCGGGGTGCTAGAAGAATGCGGCATCAAGTCCACACGCTCCGCAGCCGCGCAATCTTACCTGAAATGGGGACAGCCACTCTCTGCTCCTGCCGAAGGGTGCATAGTGGTTTTCTGGCGCGGCTCGCCCGATAGCAAGTCAGGTCATGTGGGTTTCGTGACGGGCAAGAATCACAAAGGCGATTTGCTAGTGCTAGGTGGCAATCAGGGGGATGCTGTCACGATCAAATCATTCCCACGTTGGCGCGTAAAAGGCTATCGCTGGCCTTCTGGCTACCAGATACCCAAGGCCGATCTAGAGGTCGCAGAAGCGCCGCAAACGATAGGAGAAGCATGATGACACGATATTTTACAAGGCCTAAATCTTATTGGGACGAAGAAGACCCTATGACAGATGCAAGCCCAACCATAACCGTGCATGAATCGGGGAACAGAGAAACCGGATTATTAGATGCGGGCGGAAACCCTATTTTTGCCAGTGAGTCAATACCAATGGGCTTTTTAAGCGAAAGGAAGTAGTGATGTGGCAGGAAATCATCCCATCACTGATAAAAGCCATCGTCGCCATTGCAGGGGTGATTGCAGCCTATCTTACGGCCAAACAGACAGGGAAGGCCGAGCAAAAGGCAGACACAGCGCAGGAACAACTAAAAACTGTGGAGAAAGCCAATGAGGTCGAGCGCAAAGTGGATGCTATGCCTGCTGCCGATATTCGTAAGCGGCTGTTTACAAAATGGCGGCGTTCGTGATTTCTGCCTAGTAGCAGAGCCGATAACGGTATCGGATGACGATCATATCACCGATGAGACGGCTAAACTTATCTTGAAACACGATGAGAAAGGCGCTGAGTTGTGCGGGTGGTAAGAATATCGCTGGAAACCTCGACATAAGATTTTTCATTGCCAGATATGCAACCTCCAGACTTTTCATCTCCAACTCTAAAGTCTCCGGTATCAATAATATACCCTTTATCCAAACAGAGCTCTAAATGAGATGGGCAGTAAATCCTAGAAGTATAAAAAGGGGATATTTGACATTCTACAGGCATATAAACGCTTGCCAGACAATTATATCCTATGCAATCCTTTCGCATGATATCGAATTTTTTAGTAATTGTATAAACTCGATTTACCTTATCTTCTGCTTCTTTATGGTGTTGTAAAAAGAATGGAGAGAAAAGCAGCGCGAAGGCTAGTGCGCCAGTCCAGCGCGGAAGCTTATTAATGTCAACTAATACTGTCATCCGCTTTGCTTTTTTGCCTTCATCTCGCTATTATCCCAGTAAAAGTTACGCTTTCAACAGCGTTTTCCACAGATATGCTGAAAGTTCTCTCGTCCGTCCAGTGAATATCGTAAGTAGCAAGCGAATCGCCATCAACCTTGGCAATGCCATGTTTTTTCAATTCATCATTTAATTCTTCTAGCGTCATCCCGCCACTTCCTCTGCATGATATAGACTTGTGCTAAATATGCCTTCAGTACGGATAGCAACGTGCTTTTTGGAGTTGAATGGGACGGTTATAAAACCCTTATCTCCCGTATCTATTTTTGTATATTCAATCTTCATCCCCATATCCCCGCAGTCAAAATATGGCGAGCATCCATCAATAATGATGTTGTCTGGAAGGATTCCTTTAAAGGAATATGTTGTGTTGCATTCGTATGTCATCCCGCCATTATACACTCACCGCTTCCTTTACAGTAAGCAGCGCCTTAAAATCGTTGATGATTTCTAATTTTCGCTCACGAGAAAGCGGCTGAAGTTTCTTTGTGGGCTTCCTGCCGCCATGAAAACCCCACTGCTCACCCATAATCATAATGCTTTTTACGGTTTCTGTGATAGGCGAAACGCTATGCCATTCTGTAGGGTCAAGCATTTCATAGCAACTACCAGCCGTATAGATGGTTTCCATGCGCTCGTTGCTACCTTCAAATCCCGATACGTTGAGATATGAACCCTCCATGATTGCCATGATGGATGGCCAAGGATGCGGATGGAATAAGCATGGCTTGTCAGTTTTGTGGATGACGTGCAAGCAAATACGAATACCAGCCTCATCAAGAAACACACGCTCTACACGCGGCGGCTCATAGTCAACATCAAGCGATTGCCAGTGTTCGGGATATTCCAGCAATTCGGGCAGCGTAGCCCAAACAACATCCAGCGTATTTCTGAGGCTCTTTGCTTTCATATCCGCATTATACACCATCCGGCCTTGCGCTCAAGCGTGAATGTGGTATGATGCAGGGGTGATGTATTGGATGAACGGGGTCACGATGTTCTGAGAAGATGCGAGACGCGTAACATAGCTACATTGCAAGATAGGGGCTGTACTGTTTATCGGGGCAGCCCTTTTCTTTTGGCAATCGCTTAAATAAGATTTCCCAAGCTATTCATAGCCTTGCCGACTTAACGGGCAAAAATCAGGGCTTGCGCTTAAATAAAAACGCAGACGAAAGAGCCAGCCTTCGGGCTGGTTTTCTTTTGCCACATGTAAGAATATAACATGAAGTAACATGTTTATAACATGTCTGTCCGATGGCGATTTTTTTTGGGGGCAGAAATGGGGGCAGGACATTTTCAACTATTAGGGATTTCCTAATAGTTCGCGCCATGTTCGAGTCCTCTAGTCGGCACCATTTTACAATCCCCTTACATCCCATAACGTACCAGAAAACAAAGGCAAAAGGCCGTAAATCGCCTATTTCTAGCGCCCTTGTAGTCCCATATTATCCCTTGACAGCCCAGCGCTTTTGGGGGCAGAAATGGGGGCAGGAAATTCTAAATTGAGTTGCTTGCCCCCAAATGCCCCTTACCGTGAAAGAAATTCAGGCCGCAAAGCCAGCCGATAAGCCATACAAACTATTTGATGGCGAAGGGCTATACATTGAGATAATGCCAAACGGGTCGAAGCTTTGGCGGCTTAAGTTTCGACAGAACGGCAAAGAGGGGCGTGTGTCACTTGGTTCTTTCGATGAGGTCAGTCTAATAGAGGCAAGAGAAAAGAAATCGGAAATCCGCAAACGAATCAGGGCGGGGGAAGCTCCCAGCGAAAACAGCAGGCACAAGGTTGCAAAAAACTCGTTTGAAGAAGTGGCGAGGGAATGGCACTTAAAACGCAAGGCAAGGTGGGATAGTGAATATGCAGCCCTTATACTCAGGCGGCTTGAGCAGGATGTTTTTCCGCAGATAGGCGCAATTCCTGTCTCTAGGCTCAAATCATCAGCGATATTAGAAACTCTGCACAAAATAGAAAAGCGCGGCGCGTTAGAAACGACAAGGAAGATTTACCAATATATCAACCAGATCATGCGATATGCCAAGCCTAAAGGGTTGATAGAATATAACCCAGCCGCAGACCTTATCGAAGCTTTGGAATACAAAAAGAAAAATCCGTTTCTATGGCTTAATGCCAAGCAGCTACCTGATTTCACCAGAAGGCTGGATGACTATAAGGGGCGCACTCTTG